TTTTTTTGTTCCATATTGTTTCGCCAATTTCAACAGTACAAATTTGTTCCGGAGGCCATGGGAACATCGTCATTTTATCTAATCGTTCTAATTCAAATTTTAATACAGCTCTATCGAAAGGTAAATTGTGAGCCACCAAAGTCCATTCGCCAAAGAAGAATTCTATCACTGGATCCAAACGTGCAATGAATGGTGGTTCATCTTTAAGATCATCATCTGTCAAACCTGTGATCTTAGTTATCTTTGGCTCTAAGGGGATGCCAGGATTAACAAGGAACTGTAGCGTGTCAACCTCATTTAAATCTTCGTCTAATTTTATCGCGCCAAATTCTGTTATGTGTGGCTGGAGATTTATATCAGCACCATCAGCAAGAGGAAGACCTGTTGTTTCTAGATCAAATATTATCATCGTCAAGTGACTCTAGCATAAATGAATAGACTCCTAAATCATGAATCGAATCCTGATGACCCTGTGGCCAGTTGTTACAATAGCGAGTTAATTTAGCAACAATGGCATTTACTATTCCAAACCTGTTATACTCTTTAATCGTTGCCAAGTTAACAGGTTCTGGAAAAAGAGCTTGCATAACTTTGCCATGTGTTAGATAATTATCCCCATAAGTTACATTCCTTTCTTCAAAAGTTTTTATTGCATTTTTCATATTGTCAATCGGACTTGGCATCATTAGCTCCTTGTTCATAACCATCATCAAATTCTTTTTTAGATTCTGCCACTGCATTTTCTAAATCAATCTCTAACATATCTTTCTTTTCTTCAAGCTCTTCATGCATGTTTGCATTTTCCAGAGCCTCAGCCAATTTATCTTTTAGTGTTGATCGGATGTCAAGAACACGAGCAACCTTTTCTCCGTCAATTTCAATGTCGTTTCCTACCAGATAGATATTCATTAGAAATCTCCTTTCTGAACTTGAAGGCAAGTCAAGCCTTGTTTACGCCACATCTCTACAACTGATGTGCGATCTTCTAAAACAAACCAGATATCAGATTTTTTAATCTTCATCAACACTTCAGATTTGACGATGTGATCGGAGCGATGATCTCCTTTCTTTCGCATGTATAATCTGTCATAAGGGATGTCATTTAAAACGAGCCAATCTTCCGTTTGCTTTTTGAAATTATCTGTGCGACCACTTACAAGATAAATTTGAAGTTCTGGCTCTTTCAAATTCCTGATAATATTGGCCACGTCTTCATAAACCAAATCATCAATACAGCCTTCATTGAATTCGTCCCAGCGTTTTTCTTCTGCCAACTGGAGCCTGTGTTCACAATTACATAGGGTTCCATCTAGGTCACATATTATTATCATCGGTCTTCCTTTCGTTATTTTGTAATCCATCACAACAATGAATAATCCCATTAACACATCCATCATAGGGACATGGCAACTCAAGCCAATAAAATCCTCCTAAGTCCAAAGGACGTTGTCGAACTCGACCGTGTCCGTGGCATTGTGGGCACATCATTGATTTGAAACCTTTTTTATCATCATCTATCTCCTTTCAATATAATGGATTTAAAGGCTCGGCCATTGAAGGTGCTGCCGATTTCTCTTCCCCTGTTAATAGATATTCAGGAGTGGTGTTTAATAGCTGTGCAATAGTTTCAATGCGGTCTCGTTTTGGATGGCTACGACCGCTTTCCCATTCCGTTACTGCGGATTGTGAAAGGCCAAGTTCATCGGCAAGTGTTTGTTGAGTATAAGAAGTGTTTCTTCTTGCCTTACGAAGACGTTCATTAAACCCACTGAAACTATGGAACCAGGAAGAAGGATGAGGCTTTGGGCGTGCAATTAATGGTTGTTCATCTTTAAGGTCATCACTAGTTCTATTAGGATACTGAACATCCAATTTATCATCACTGTCAATTTCAATCAATGTTCTACCATTTTCCATTGTTATTATGATCTGGCTCATTTCTCTTCCCCTGGAAAATGCATTTTGAGAACTGGTTTGAAATTTTTATCTGCTCTGATTTTCATCTCAGCCACCACTTCAGTTTTGTACAGGGCAAGAAACTCACAGCCTTTTTCCTCTGCTATTTGCTGAGCACGTTCTGGTGTCACATCCTCATTTACCTGAGTGTATTTAGTTTTGTACTGTCTATTTTTATTGCGTGTCTTTCTCATTTTGATGATCATCATTATCGTTCTCCTTTAGCGATGTCTTTCAGAACCACATAGGTATTTAGGCCAAATCGTTTGAATGCCTCTTCTGGAGTTTCTGATGGCTTGCGCAAGTATAAAACTGTGCAGCAAATAGCTAAACTTAAAATAAGAATATTTCTCATTGGCCTAATCCTTTGAATATGGGTGGCTCCTGAGAGATATTGCTGATAGGATAGGCAAGCAGGACATACACCATGTATTGTCCTTCATCTTCTTCAACCTCTATCTCTTCACGTTTATAACCAGCCAGATCCACATTG